AAGTCTGTACGGTAACTCTGTCAGCTAGGTAAACCGTTGCGCCTGTGAAACTCCAAGTGTAGGTATCTTCCGTATTATAAAACTTTATAACATTTCCATTAGACCCTACTGGAATAGTTATGACTCGGTTAGTTGAGGCCACCCCATCTAAGATATTATGAACTCCATTGGCTGTGGCTGTGAAGTCTGCATCGGTGGCATTTGCTACAAGTGTGGTTGGGGCGTAGTAAGTTCCACCACTTAGACCTGTAGTTAAAATGTTTCCGCTTGCATCAAATTGAAGATTGCCAACTGCTGTTCCTGTAAAAGAAGTAGTTGTAGTATAACCTGCTAATTGCAGTTGTTTTGTTGACTTTAGTCTCATCACTTCGGCTAAAGTACCAGCACCTATAGTTTTGGTAACTGCATCAAAATCTTCACTGCCGTTGGTTACATCTGTTGAGATGGATTCTATAGAGGAACGAACGTCAGTATTATTTGATGCGTTTTCTACAGAGAATGTAAGACTTACTCCAATACCATTAGCGGGTGTGGACGTACTAACTCGTTGTAAATTAAGGGATGGTAATACTGTGTTTGTTGTTGCATTGTATGTTTCCAGTAATAAACCTAATCCAGCATTATTTGAAATCACAGGCTGCCCTGCACCTATTGCACTTATCCCCCCTGATGTTATAAAGCCAACATCATCAACAGTTACAATACTATTCTGAATTAACTTACCAGTAGTAGCGTCAAATCTTGCGATAGCATTATCTGTTGCACTTGCAGGGCCTACTACATCACCACTTCCACCACTTGCATTGATTGTAACTGTTCCGGCTGATCCAGTTCCTCCGGTTGTAAGTGTCACGTTTGTTCCTTCTATTAATTGAACTGTTCCACCGGAAGAAGATAATGTTACGGTATGACTTGTTGCATCGCTTGAATTAGTTACTGTTTGATCGCCTGTATTCGTTCCCGTGGCAGTCCCTCCACCGCTTGCAAAATCTGCCCCGGTCAAAGCGGCATTAAATTCAGCTATTGATCCGGTTATTCCTACTATGCTTGTTTGATCACCAGTGTTTGTTCCTGAAATATTCGCATCACTTATAGCAGTGCTTAACTGGGCAACTGTAAAAGAACCCAATGAAGTTGTATTACTTCCTGCCGTTGCTGTTACAGCTCCGGTTAAAGCTGCCCTTTGAAGTAAAGGTGTACCATCAATGTAAGTTAATGAAGCATCAAGCATGGCTCCTACTGCATCTTGGGCAAGTTCATCTGTGTATTGGCTTACATCACCCACATAAAGTATATCGCCATCGGTAACAGCCGTATTGAACTGCGTTTTAGTACCAGTTATCCCAACAATAGAATTCTGATCTCCTGTATTTGTGCCTGAAGAACTTCCTGAGTGTGTTCCTGATATTGTAGAAGTCCCTGTAACTGCCAAAGTAGGCGTGGATGCACCGCTTAATACCACGCTATTAACTGACGTTGGTGTAATGGCTCCAAGCGTTAAACTTATTGCCGGTGTAGTTGTGGCTGTCGCTACCGATCCGCTAACACCGTTGGCTGTTGTGACTGATACGCTAGTTACCGTTCCGGAGCCTCCACCTCCCGATCCGCCACCCACAATCTGATAGTACGTGCCATTATATGAAAGAAACTGTCTACCAGTAATTGCCCCGACTGATGGATTAGTGCCATCTGCATTTTTAATAAACTTTGCACCAAGTGAAGCTCTGTTAAGTGTTGGGGTAGTTATGGTATTGGGGTTAGGAAAGGATACTAAAAACCTTTCCTTTGGATCGTAAGCGGCAGGAAGAGGCTCCGAAATGACATAGGTATCCGTCCCCGTTGCCGTGAGTGTTTTTAATCCTCCGTCAACACTTTGAGCCCTAGCCATTAAAGAGCCAAGGACAAAGATCAAGTATAATAACCTCTTCATTTTCCTGTTATCTTTGAAAGTATGGCTTTGAAAAACTCTACTATCCATTCAGAAATCTTATCCTTCATGTATAGCAAAGCAAATCCACCAACAATGGGAGCAGCTATCCTGTACCAATCGGTTTCGCCTTTCATCCACCATTCGTAAACTCCAAGACCCATAAGTACACAACCTAATAAAGTTGTGAACCACGATTTAAAAATGTTCTCTGCCATAGCTTTTTTTGTTTTAAATTAATACGTTATAGACCAATTTGCAAGAATCTGACCAGGATTGTTAATCAAAGCCCGTATCACCGCTCCAGGCTCTACGCTAGTTCCTCCCAATGTTCCGGCTACAGTTATGTTCCATGTATAGCTCCTTTTTACGGCAGTGTCGGGGAATAAATTTGTAGACGCATCCCAGTTGCCCTGATCTACCCAATGACCGTCTGTTATGGTAGCTCCTATGTAGGTGATGTCCTGACCTACAATCGGACTGATGGTAGGGAAAACCGTGTCTTCTGAAAGACTTCGGAGACAGTATAAAATGCTCTCCAACTGCTTGTCATCTAAGGCTGCCTTTCTTCGATACGAAGTCAAAAGCCTTAAAATCTTCTCTCCCTGGGCATCTTGTAATTTGGCTTCCTTGCCTTCAACTATTGCTTGAGACGCTTCACTGCCAAGCGACACCATTTTCTGTGCTGCCGCTAGTATTATCGCATTTTCTTCAAGAAGGATCTCGCTCATCTGTTTTTAAATCCAAATAATTCATCTATAAGTAAACCAGAACAAGGTTCTCCATAACACATAGGCCAAGATTGCCCACCACTAATTTGATAATTCATTAACGACCATCCTGAACTGTGCCCTCTACCTAATTTTGCATGACCTAACTCATGAAATACTGTCATTTCAATCAATATACCTCTTTTTTTAAAATGCTCTCTTTCAACATAGATATAATCTTGATGAACACCTTTTTTGTAAATGGCGTTACCACCATTCTCTCTAGCGTATCCATCGGTCAAAACCATAATCAAATTATCGTCAACAATGACAACACCCCTCAATTCTGCCTCTTTTTTGAAGTTATCGTAGTACTCTTCAAGTTCTGGAGTTATGTAGAATTGTGGGTCTGGGAAGTCCACACAGGACAAAAGAAACATTGATAAAATAATAATTATTGTTTTCATGGTTTTATGGGGTTAATCCTATTGTTATCCATCCTCTGACATATCCGCCAGTAGTAGAGAATCCTACAAAATCTAAGTTAGAGTTTAAATAAATATTTGTAGTGTCTGCCCTCAGTAATGAGGATCCACTAAGGGCATCATAATAAAAATCACTGCCTGAATCGTTTCTTAAAGTAACAATAACAGCTCTTATTTTTGTGTAATCAGCTAGTCCATGGGCTACAGTTTTAGTGGCAGAACCACTACCCCCGCCACTTACATAAATATTCCAATCGACTATGTTAATTGGTGCCTGCCATGATATATTCCCCACCAACTGCTCAAACCTCACCGCATCTCCATTAGCCGTAGCTGCCGCAAGTCCTGTTATCTTATTAGACCCCATCGCCAAAGCCCCAGACATAGTATCTCCGGCCTTGTTTACGGGTACATATCCTATGTTGTTCTGAAGTATTGCCCAGTTCGCTTGTGTGTTCCCAGGTGTGTTAATTAGGGCTCTAATGGTGTCACCAACCTCCACCACTTGTCCGGTTGGAAGTGTGCCAGCCACAGAAATAGTCCAGATATCGCCTTTTAAAATGGCTCCTGCAGCTCCAGAACCTCCATTCGCACTTGTAGGATAAGCGCCTCCTGCCGCACTGAAAGACCCTCTGTCATCCCAGAGTCCTGTAACTGCCGAATCTGTGTAGGCATTTGCCGTGACTATGGCTGCCGCAACCTGTGAGGTAACCCCAAGTAAGGAATCTAGTTTTGTAACCAGTCTGACAAGTTGTGAATAGTCTTTTATCCCGGTACCGGAAGTCCCCAAGGACCAAACTAACTTTCTATTCGAGTGTGTATTCTGACTTGAACCATCGGTATAAATAACAGGGTCACCCGATCTGTAAGTAGTTTGTAGCGTTAAAATAGCTACCTGACCTCCTCCTGCCGTACCAGTCCATGTGGGTATTTCGTAGATTTCTCCATTGTAATAGGCTGATCCTGCGCTGATATTATAATTTGGATGACTTAAAGCATTAACCACTCCTGAAAGCACTGTAACGTCTGCATCGAGTACATTCAAGCCCAGCATCATCCGGCTAAGGGATTCGGTGATCCCTTCCTGTAAATGCAAAAGAGTCTGTTTAGTCGCTAGTAAGCGTCTGGTATTTTCTACAACTGCGGATAAGTCTAATACCTTCATGATCCGATTGAGTCTATTACGTCCGAGCCATCACCAAAAGAATCGACTACATCTGAGCCGTTCCCCACCTCAAAAGTAAGCAAATCTACAATTTCTCCTGGAACTAATTCAGGCGGCAATAAAGAAACTACGGTTGGCGTCACTAAACTTTCATTCAGCCTTAAAAGGCAATACTCCAAGGCTTCAATTTCTGCTTCTGTGAGGTCTGGACTATCCAACGCCTGCAGGATGGTGAGCATCCTCGATGCCGTCTCATCAGAGGAAATGGACTCTTCACCCTCAACCTTTTTTTGAGATGATAGTGTTCCCAGTCTCAGAAGTTCATTAAAGGCATCCGAATATTGGGTTATGAAAGTTGAACTGAATGGTACTACTGTCATATAGCCCCAAGACCTATTAATCTTAAAGCTGCCCACTCACCGTCTGAATTTGAGCCTAATTGATCGGCTACTAACCCATTCTGTATGTAGCGATAAATTGTGTCCAGTCTGTCTTTCAGTTTGTTGTCTTCACAGATACCACACTCTCCTTTTTGTGATAAAGAGGCAATCTGCTTGGACCAATACACGTCTGCATTGTAAACCGTCACCCGGCCTTCAACCGTCACGATGATTGTCGTGTTTGCCTCAATGGTGGTGAGATCCGAAACGACAGTCCATAATGATGGATTTAGAGAAGGTTTCGAGTTGCTGTTATTGGTTGTGCAATAGTAGATTATCCCATCGTCAACTACCACATTCCCGGTCACTAACGTTCCTGCAATATAACTTGTACCCGAATTCCATACCGGGATATTCAGTTTGGTGCCTTCATACCACCCGTCCGTATCTCTATCGGCCTGAAATACTGTGTCCGTAATAGGATTGTAAGCATCCAGAGTAAGCACCACGTCTGCCACGGAGTTGACGTTCTTCTTTCGGATAATGGCATAATGCCCATACGCTGCAAACGTAGCATTTGGCGCACCGTATCCACCTGGATTAGTGCCTGCATTATAAGAGCCCGTAATATCGGTTAATACTACTTTTGTGGCTGAAAATGTGAGTGAAAGCGCAACGGTTAATGCCATAATTTTAATTTGTTAAAAAATAAAAAAGGGCCACGACATACTAGATGCCCACGCCCCATTCGCCTAACCCCCGGACTTTCGTCCTCCTAAGCGGATTGTTTCAAATCAATTGACTTGAAGGGCCTTTTTGAGTGCTTTAGCAAAAATCGCATAGTTCTTTTTGCCTTCGGGACTCATGAAAAACTTTATCAAAGAATCAACCTTGTCCATATCGGATTCGGGCTGTAATATTTCAATCAAATCATCATCTCCTGATACAAAATACGAGTTCTTTTCAAACGTCAATATGTTGTAAACAAGAGCATCGTAAATCTGTACTTTCAGCTTGTCTGCATCACTTGGAGAGGCTGAAATCACCTGCTTTGGATACAATTGAGCCAACTGTATCAATTCGTATTTCAGTCGCTCTGTGTCCAAAGTGGCTCCATCAATGTAAGATTTTACCTTAAATCTAGGATCCGGGTTGGCATTCAGCACAACAGCAAGTTCTTTAAGAACCTGGAAAGATGCTTCTCTGACCATTTTTTCAGCATAGTATTTCATGTCTGAAATTTTCATCAGATTGGTAACCTCTTTTGTACCTAACAGGTAGAATGAATTAGTTTCATTCTTATTGGTCGCACCCATCAGTTTGCGAAACCTGTTGCTTGTGTTATTGAGATTTCTCATCGCAAACACATACTTCTCCTGATCGGTAGAAGTTATTCTCATTTCTCCACGGATAAAAGTAAGTGGTTCAAAAACAGGCTTCACCTGTCCTGATGTACCAATCTGCTTGTACTCTTTAATCCCGGCTGCCATCTTTTTTGATTTCAGGGCTCCTTCTTCTCCGGGGTCACTTATTTTCTGAACTCCTGCTAATTGAACAACTTCTGGGCAGGATGGCTCTTCTCTCGAAATGTCTCTTTGAAATGCTTTTGTCAACCGAAAAACTGCTACTTCACCATCTTTCAGGGGAGCAACAGCCAATTTTTTGCTTAGGGGCTTTACATCGTTATAAACTTCTTGTGCCATAATTAGGGGGGTTAATTGTTTAATTTAAAAAGGGGAGAGATTTTAGTCTCTCCCCCAGTATTTTAAGCTGCTCTACGCAAGATCAAAAACTTGTTTCTGCAACGTACTTCCAATCCTTTGTAGGAAATGGCGTTGATTCTCCAATATGCTTGGTCGTTGGTCGCTCCACCTGGGGCAAGCGCTCCATCACTCCAAACAGCATGGTCACCTTTGTTCTGATTTGGTGCTCCACCTGGATCAGCATAAACCAACTGCAAGTAAGGCTCGTAGTCGTTTCCTTGTTCGGCTTCTGGATTCTTAGCCATGCCCATAGGAATGAAAATCGCCATGTCCTTGTAAGGCATGTTTCCTGCTCCAAGGGTATCTGCATGTGAGAGCAAATCCCAAGTTTGCATGTGGAAAGAATACGGCTCGATCATGATGGATTTGAAGTTCAGGTTAATTGCCTGCTCTTTTCCACCGTCAAAAGGATTGAAAGAGACGTTATTGTCTCCACCTTTTGCAAAGTCAATAAGCCAGTTTTTCCATCCCAAATTCAGGTTCAAACCCTGCCCTACGGCATAGTCATGCACTCCATAAGAGCGATTCAAAATCAGGATAGCATCATCCACGGTGGTCATATCAGGAGTACCGAAATACTCAAGTGTATTACCAGAATCGGTGATTTGAGGGATAAGTCCCTTCGCCAATTGAATTGACTTAGAACCGGCATTTACCAATCCACTTGAAGCCGGGTTGATCAAAAGACCAAGTTCTTCTTGTAGGGCAAAACGGTCCATCATGTCATCAATTCCTTTAGGATGCAGGAATGGCTGTCCATTGTAGGTGAATTCCGTCTGGTTCTGCTTTGCATGGTCAGTTACTTTGTAACCTTCACGGAAGGTCTGAATGTAATTCGTGACCTTAGCTGTCTTAGGCACACGGATTTCCGTAGCGCTGGACTCTTCTTGCTGGGCATTGGAATAGAACACAATGCTGGTTCCAACAACGGCAGAAGCCAAAACGTTGTTTACTGTGGTATCCACAGGATAAACCCTTACGCTGTGTGCGTTAGGAGTTGTTCTGTTCACAGAATAAACATACCCGCAGGCTTCGTTTTCAAAAACAACAGTATTTCCAACAACCGGAAAAGACTGGGCTCCTGAGTTTTCGTGATCTGCGGCAGTCAGAGTGATGTCGATGTTGGTTGTGTTATCAACCACCGATGCAATTGTCGCTGCTGCAGCCATCCACTGACCTTCTTCATGGAAGTAGTAGGTGTGGCGTATCGCTTTTCTCTTGGACATGTAGCCTTTCACTACACGCATCCACTGTAAAGCAGCCGCACGTGGCACCTTCTTTATCAGTTTCTTATAAAAATCTCTGTCGTAGATGTCATATCCACTGATCAGAGCGTAATTTTCGCTGGCTTGAAAGCCTGCGCTGGGAATTCCTGCTACTGCGCTCATTTTATGTCTTTTTTTAGGTTAAAAGTTTAAGTTTCTCCCGCTTAGGATTGACTTAGCCTTTTTGAGCACCTGCCCACGCTTCATAAATGCTCTGTTTCCCTGGACCGGCAGGCTGGGCCTGATCAATCCTTTTGGGGTCAGAGGCATTTCTGGCTTCATTTATCTTGGCTAATTCACCAAGTTTTTTGCCATGCTGAAACGCTAGTTGTGCTTTTTTCTGGTGATTCTTCATTTCATAAAATTCCCGGATGAATGCAGGATGATCAAATCCTTTATCCGTCTCAAATTTTGAAAGAAAATCAGCCCACCATTCCTGGGGATGTAAGGCATCTTCTTTCAGGCCTTGCAGCTCCTCTGGAGCCACCGCCATACTTAAATAGTCGCTTTCCTGGGGGTTATCCGTGAAAGCAAGCCTTAATCCTCCAAACTTATCTACTGCACTTGAAATCGCGCTCACTACTTTTTCAGAAATCTCATTGGCCGGGGCTTCGGAAGCCTTTAGACCGTTTTTGATTTTGTTGATTGCCTCAACTCCTTCCCGCACTGCTAGGGCTTGTTGACGTTCTTTGATGGGGTTTCCCTCAACGTCATGGTACTTTTCATCGTACTCAGCCTCGAAATACTTTTGAGCCTCAATTGGTCCTAAATCCGAATTTATCGGATTTAGCAAGTATGCTTCAAATAGTACTTCCTTCGCAGATTTACCTTCTGGATTGAAATTTAAGGCACGTAATGTGCGCATTGCCGCTTCCGGCTCCCGACCTTCATTCTCTGCCAAAATCTGATAAACCATCTTTGTTCGTTCATCTTTGAATTTCGGTTGAAAACCTTGTTCGGCTTGTTCCAATAGTTCATTGTAGTGGCTTACCAGGCCTGCAAATTCCTCTTCCGTATTTATGGATCCCTCTGTCAATTTGCTTAGACGGCCATAAAATTTTTCATCTGGAATTTCTAAATCAGGAGTTGCTGCTGGTGTTGCCACTACGGGCTCTACTGGAGTATCTTTTGGTGGCTCTGCCACTGGTATTGTTGCTGCTGGTGTGTCAATCGGTTGATTGACGGGTTGATTAACTGGTTCGGTTGCAACAGGGGGTTCTTCGTTCCCTTTTGCGTTCATGTCCTTAATTAAATCTTGTAGCATATCTATTGGGGGTTATATATTTGCTCATGCAATTAAGCAATTTCTTAGTATTGTGTGCAAGTATTCACAAATCTTAAAAAAAAATAGATTTAAAGGGCATAAAAAAAGCCTGACTAAAATCAGGCTTTCAAACTACAGAAATGACTCTTTAAATCACCGGGCAACTCTTAAATAAAAGTGTCCATGGAGAAGGGTAATCTAATTTTTGAATCAACACAAATCCATTTCTTTCAAAGAACTTAATCCAGTGGTCCGTTGGCTTTACATTGATGTGCCCCCACTGTTTATCAAACTCTGGCGTATCGGTGTATGGTGTTGAACTGAACATAAAATAATCACACTTCTCTCTCCATATTCTTAAAATATCCTCGTTGGCTTCATCTGGAATGTGCTCCATGACTTCAATACAGGTGATCACATCAACTTTAGAATCAATGACTGCATTCTGAGCATAATCCAATATAAACCGATACGCTTCATCCGGATTCCGTTCGTCAAAATATGCCTTATTAACCGTGTTTGAGTCAATTCCATAGGCCACAACTCCTTTCCGAAGGAAGGCTTCAAGCAAAGCTCCAGATCCACAACCAATGTCAACTGCCGACTTTGCCTTTAAAATGTCCACGCAGTATTCCACGGTTTTATCCATACCTAAATTCCATGCAGGATTATCCTGTGTCCACCCATGGACTTTATTGTAATCAAAGAATTGTTGGTCTGTGAATGGAACAACATCTTCTAGCTTAACGTAATTATGTCTTCCATAAGAACGATTCAAAATCATTGGGTATTCCGCATTTGATTTAATGCTTTCAAACACTTTAAGTCGAAGTGAATTCACTGATCTTAAATCGAAATTTGTAGTGAGATGTTCTGTGGCTTTGTCAACTTGTTCTGAACCTGCAGAAAGAGCTTTCAAAAATGTCTCTTTAAAATCTCCGTTGTTAGTGTAATGAAATCCCGGAAGGTTAGCCCATTCTTCCCAATCAGGAATTACCATATTAGCTCCCGCTAGGGTTCCTTCCTGCCAGGCGATGTTACTTTTAGAATGATTGAACGGTATGTCCTCCAAAGGTACATACATCAATTTGGGCCTTAAATGGATGATTTTACGGATAAATTCTATACAGCCATCACTAGCCCAAAGTTTAATCCTATGGCTTGGAAGATGGTCAATTGCCCATTGTGGCCAATATCCAAAGAACCCCCAGGTATATTCAGGAGTTTCATCCATAAGTTCAAGTATTTCTTTCTTATAGGCATCAAAATCAGCGTTGTGGGTGTCTGAACCTCTCCACAGAATGAGGTTATCTCTTTCATAAAATTTATGCGCTCCTGTGTTAAATAAATCCAAGTCTGTTGCATTGGGTATGAGAGAAATAGACTTTGGCTTTTCCTTTGAAAACTCTTCTAATAAATGCTGTGTTGACACACTTACGTGATCAGCATTTTTTAGTATCCACCGAATTGTTTCAACAATATGAGGAGTATAGAATTTCTTCCTGTTATTGGTATCCGGAATGTCCAGGTAATGATCATCCCAATCCACCCACACCGGAACTCCATAATCTTTAGCCATGATAATTAAATCGCGTTGCCAATTGGTAGCTGGCCGTTGCATGAATATCATGTCGACTTGAAGGATCTGAACCCAACTGATGTTGGTTTCATTCCCACTGATAATCTGGATATCCGGAAACATCTTTTGAAAAAGATTGAACGGTCCAAATGCTCGATAGAACGATGTCCCATCCGATTCGGATGGATGATGCACTAGAATTTTTTTCATGTAGTCTGGGGGTTGGTTAAAAAAATGAGAGCCCAAATCTGGGCTCTCAAATATAGTAAAGTTTTTACGCTTACTGAGCGTTCATCTGGCGATCTTGTGCTGTTTTCCACACTGCTGATGCACCGTTCCCCGTAGTTGGAGAGGTGACAAAGTGGAAACGCTTAAATGCAGGCAAGTTCTTTGCTGCTCCGGACGCACCGTTGTCAATGTATGCTGATGCTCCGTTAGGGAACACACTCACCGGTGTTGATAACGTGTTCACAATAACTACCACGTTACGATCAGAAGGAGGAGGTAACTTAACGTTAGCCGATGCTCCTGTAGCCGATGTGTAAATGTGTAGATACTTGTTCAGTACTGAGGTAGTTGTTACACCACCTGAGATACCTGTAACAGCCGTATTGACCAGATACCCTACCAATGGATCTGCACTCACCGCAGCTACAGTAGCTTGCGACATTGCACGAATGTCATCGGCAGATTCATAGGTTTCAATTTTTCTATCTTTCTGATTTTTCAGAAAGATCACCGCACCACCCTTGGTAGTGCTACGATTTGCCACAATCTTCTTGATGTCTTCTGAGGTCAGATAGAACACCCTGGGAGTTGTCAAATCATTTCCTGACGGCCCAATTTTTCTTGCCGTCACTGGAAAACTCACTGCTTCGTTTGCCATTTCTTTATTTGTTAGTTTTTTTTATGGGAATATTCCCATATCAAATGTATAATCGTTTACGCGAATGTTCAAATTTATTTTTTAGAAGAGGTTGGTTTGGGCCTTGCTTTTGCTGCTAAAAGTTGGAATTTACCAACCGTTTCAGCCTTCTCTAGTTCTGTCATCCTACGCTCTTCCTCAATTGAAAGAGCCTGGTCTTTGTCTAATTTTGCTTTTATGCGAATTAAGAATGCTTGGTCCTGAGCTGCTGCTTTGTTTACGAGCATCTGTGCTTCCGCCTTATCCATTTCTAAAGCCCGTTTTTCTTGCATCTCATATTCTAAAGTCCCCCTTGCGGCTTCCGCAGTGGCGTTGGCAGAATTAATATTTTTTTCTTCTTCTGCTTTGTACTGCGCCTGCATCTCTTTTTGCTTCTGTGCAATTTTCTGTTGGCGATACATTTTAAGCAATCTTATGGAGCGATAAATGTTTGGTTCATCTTGGATTTCAAATGCTTCTTCCTCGTAAAGAGAACCATTTGCAATTCCTGTTTTGCAATATTCATTAATCCACATTCTCATCTCCTGAGTAGGTTGTTTCATGGCATAAACTCCCAATTCGTGATATGTGAGGTCAGATAACAACCCATTCACTGCCATAGCCTGTAAACCCAACGCTTCTGTATATTGGGGGGCTAATCCGGTTGCTGCCATTCCTGAAATGTGCATCACCGTCCTTTGATGGGTTCCTAAATTGATTGAGTCAAAGGCAAAATGTAGCGGTCTTAACGCATCATCACTAGCTCCACTTGCCATTTCAGCTACGGCTTTACCCATCTCTGAGTTAGGAGTACTCGCATCTGTCAATTCATTTAACCCTATCTGATCCCGAAGTAAGTTAATATCCTGAATCATGAAGTTAAAATGCTTCTCCATGGCGTTTGAGACACCTCCTGCCATTTCTACTATTGGCTTGAAGTTTGATAAGTTACCCGAAGCATCTCTGCGTCTCCAAAGCAAAACACCTGTTTCAAAGTATATTCTTAACGCTTCCTTTGGTGTCAGTTTTTTGCCTCCCGATCCTTCAATGGAAATATCTTGAAGGGCTGTAAACTCAATAGCTGGTCCTGCGGGTACTGATTTAGCTGCATGATGTTGGTATTGTAACCACTGTATTTGAATGTTGTCGAAGGTAGGAATAGTGCTCTCCATGGTTGCCTTCTTCATTTTATAGACAGTGTACGGGCCTACGGTCTTACCAAGAGACGATTCATTTTTAAGCATATCCTTGCTCTTCCCATACTTCACAACATAGTCAGTTCCCTTTACCCAAAGGCATTGATATTGGTTGTCCAAAGAATATCGAATGACCTGGGATTCATTTGCCTGATTGAATTTTTTCTCTGTAACGCCTTTGTCTTGAAGGTTTTTCCACCAGTCAAATTCTTTTTGGCTGACTGCTACATCTCCAAATTGATTTTTCCCAACCTGATATGTCTCCCAGTCCGGGGAAAACCACACGAAATCCCCAACCGTTATCTTGGTGTTGTCCCAAGGGTAACACATATTATCCTTGTAGTAAGTGTCTACATCGTAGTTGTTGAAAGTTGAGTTGGTGGCCTTCTCAGCTATCTTTTTATAGTCGGCCTCGCTTAACTCATCTCCAACGATTTCTTTGAACTGACCAATAGTTAAATCCCAGTATTCTCCAATGTATTTGATGTCATCACAAGTACTTTTTAAAGTAGATGAGATTATCATTCTCTCTGGAACACATCTTCTTCTGACAACTTTATTCCCAACTCGATAAACCTTTGTCGCTGCCGCAGCTACTTCTACTAAGTCTCTCGCTACTTCGGCAAGGATATCCGTATAGTTGTCCTGTTCATTCATTATCTTGATTAAATCCTGAACTACCAGGCAATAGTCCTCTTTATAGAACATATCCATAAAGACTTTAATTTCTCCAAAATTTTCAGGAGTTGGAATTATATCATCCTGAACTGGTGATTCAAATTGAATGCCTGTTTTTTTAGTTACGTTATCAAGATGCTCTTTATTGATAACATACTCTTGGAGTTCCATCTTTTTCTTTCTCCGATCATCCTGAGCCCTCTTATCAACTGCTTTAATTCCGATATCATTGTTTTGCTTCATCAACTTGCCAATGAGGACATTCACATACTTGGTGGCAATGTCCAGAATTTCAAAATTTAAAGCTCTGTAACTTACTGGACTTCTGCTATCCTTCTTTGAAATTCCGAGAATAGGTTTATATTTTTCAATCGACTGATTCCCTCTTGCATAGGCTCTCCATTGAGCAAATTTGTTAATTTGAAGGTTATTCCCGGTTGTCACCATGCCTGGGAAAAGGCCGTTTTCATTTCCGTTTATCCCTATTCCGTCAATAGCTTTTGCCCAACGGAGTGAATATTCTTTTGATGCTTTTTGCGCTGGACTTAAAAAGTCAGAAGGGAAATTAGGACTCTTCTTATCGTATTCCATAGCCTATTGGTTTTCTTGTTGATGTGTAAATATACCGTTTTGACCAGTATTGTCATAAGTGTCAAACCAATCGGATAAGCCACCCTCAACTAGCTGCTCTATTTCAGTAATCTTTTCTGCGTGTACCAGCGTGAATCCAGAACTCACAGTTGCATCAGATTTTGTCGGGTTTGTGCTGTCGAAATTCAACCAATCTTCAATGGTATTATCAAACGGCATTCTGCCAATGTGAGTATTAATGAAAGCAATTAACCTTCTTGTGTAGTAATCAATGACCTCAGAGGTGGAGGCATACCCGGCATCATCAGAGTTGACTTGCAAGTCTACTGTGGAGGACACAAAATCTTTTGGATAGGCTAGGAATTTTTCAAGTCCATTAGTTTCAAAATAATTATTTAAAGAGGGCACGTTTCTTTCCGGAAGTAACTTGCACCCTAAAAATATACATGCCATGGCCGCATCTTCAAAGGTGGTTTCAGGATCCTCTGGTCTATTGACGTACTCAAAAATAAAATTGTGCGATGTCCAATCCTTTTTTTCTTTGCCATAGTCGGCCATGCCGTCATACAGCCTAAATCCGTGCATCGCTGCTTTTGAAGCCCTGGGGTCCTTGGTCTTTGAATACTTTATCGGGTCACTACCGATTCTAAACAGGTGATCATTCTTAGGAAATTTCATCTTCCTTGAAAATCCTTTCATGTCATACCCCCACTCTTCGCCAAAGTTGTTGAGGACTTTAGCTTTGTCAGGTTCTTTTATCATGCTGAATTCTTCCGGGAACCATGCCCAATTGAATCTGCCTGCATGATCATCCCTCTCCCACCAAACTGGACCAAATTTGTCTTTAAGCCAGAATAAATTCCCCCTGACGTACGGAGGTTTAACCATGTGATTCCTTATCTTTTCAAGTCGATCAGATAAAAGCATGACATTGAAAATAGACTTGCTTTGATCTTTGATAAATGCTTCCGTCTCGTTCCGTGGGCTTTTGCGCATACGACTGCCCAACTTTTTAAGGTCAGATTTCAGTGCATCAAAGTCATTCTGAATTTTGATGTTGGCAATTTCACGGTTCACATTTCCGTACTTATCACATGCCGGACCATAGTTTTTGCCCTTAGCATCTATATAATTCTCTAATGAAGTGTCTGTGTCTAATGAGGAAATAAGGTGTCTGTGAATTTTGGATGTGGTGAATCCGTTTCCATCTAAAATCTTCATGTCGCTATCCTTCCATAGTTTGTGACACTCATCACCACCTTCATTCATCTCTTCTACCGTAGTGGTTTTTCTTAAAACTCCTATCTTTCTGTGGTTACGGAAAACAGTTTTTAAGTTTGTCTCATGCCTAACATAGACATCGGCCACAATTTTTGGATTGACTTTCCCCACTTCATCCTCTAATACATCTCCTAAAGTTTCTTTGTCAAGTACTTTCTCTCCAGGCGCTACGGCAAATATTGTGCTTATCAATTCTACATCTGGCCCAAATTCTAAATTTAGACTTCCCTGTCCTCTTATGGATCTTCTTCTGAATACAAGTTCTGTCTGTGTGTTCGTGCCATGGGCAAATTCCGGCTTAAAGAATTTAGGCAAAGCATTAAATAAAGGAACTGTTTTGGCTTGAATTAACACACCTTTAGCACCAACTTCAAAGTCATTGCTTTGCAGGGCTGCCCGGTGATTATGAAGCATTGTGGCCCGATTTGTTATACATGCTATCTCTTCGCTGGTCTTTCCGGTTCCCCTGGAAGCTATGAATAAGTACCCCATGCTTTTAGGGTTTTCTTCACACCATTGCCGGATGTAAAAATTGTCTCTGGAGAATCGGTAATAGAATGGATATCCATCGTTCTCCTTGTGGTCAAACTTACAATAAGTGAGATACCAGTAGTGATGCCCTGTCAGGTAAATCAACTCACCATTGATCATTACGTGCACTCCCCATATTCTGCGCCTCCACTCTCTCCTGCGGTAACGCTCACACATAGGGTCCACGAACATGGTTTTTTTCTTGCCACGCAGTATCAATTCCTGATCCTGTACTTGCTTGTATTCTTCTTCGAGCGAACGCTCGATATACCATTTGGGGATGGGCTCTCTCTTCCAGTATTGTTCTTCTATTGGGAGTCCGTAATTGATTATTTCGGACTTATCTGGGGGTGGTGGAAGATGGCATTTGAATCCCTCACCTACTGTAATTGACGAACCGTTTTTAATCGGGTAGTACACTTGTTATCTCTTCGTAAGGTTTGTCAAAAACCAATCTTTCGGCTGTCTCTGGACGGATTGCCTCCTCAAATTCTGCTGCCTGCAGGTCTTTGTTATCTCCAAAAAACTGTTCGTAAAGCCTTTCCAGCTCACGCATGCGGAGCTTGCAGGACTCCATGAGTTTGTCTTTCTTAACAGTGGAGTCGATTACTTCTTGCTCGTCCAAGGCTCCTTCTCCCTTTTTCCCTTTGTTTATGGGGGTGAATCTCAATACCCGGTAGTCAAACAACTCTTGCTCACAGATCATGATTTCAGTCCACACATGGCTTTTCTGCATCTTCAAGAACTGCATGATGGCTGCGGTGACCTCTTCATCTTTGATGTCCATGACATCCTGAATTTTAGTCCCCCACTTGCCGTCTTTCCGTTCAAATCCTGCATCCTTAGCTGCTTCGCTTTTGCGGTCTGCAAGGTCGTGCTGAAATTCCTGTACTAGCTGAGTGTTCTTATCATAACAGAACATGATGTACCGAATCAACCTTTCAAAGTCGATGCGTTTTCTCAGCTTCTTGAATTCCTCATGTCGAAATAATTCCGGGAATGCTTTCTCTAAAGGTTCTTTGGTGAGATGTACTTTGTATCGTATGGAGGAATAGCGATCCATTATTCAGTTTGTGAATGTCTATCTCCTTTGTAACCCTCTTCTAATGATTCCTTTTTAGTATCAAAAAGGTCAATGCTGCCATGCCTGATAACTCGCAATGGTTGTCCGTCTTCTTCAAAATCGTAACCTGCACTCTCTGGAATAACCACGATCATGCCGGGCTCGATCTTCACTTTCTGTTCACTTGGCCCCACGGCCACAACTTCCCACATCTTGATCTTTTGACCTTCAACGGGGATGATAAGTCCAGATTTTGTTTTGGTATCTGGGGGTACGGGTTTAAGGATCACACGATCCTCAGTTGGATACATCATAAATTAGGGGGGTTAGGATGTCGAAAACTTACTCTGCTGCTGGTGCTACTGGAGCATCACTTGTCAGGGGAACTGTTGGAGTAATATCTCCATCAGCAGGATTCACCGGTTCAACTACGGGTGCCGCTTCTTCTGAAACAGGAATAAAAGCTAATTTAGCTTCTCGGTCTGCTTTTTCTTGTGTCTCTCTTTGAGATTGAATGAACTTTTCGTTTTCAATTCGGTCAACGTCTTGTTGTGTCATCGTGTTTTTTGTTTAATGGTGGTGTAAATATTAACTCAATTTTACGATATTTGAATGACTAAATCAATACCAATGAATCCTCCTTATAAAAAAATTAACTTTCTATCCAGAAAAGCAAAAGACGAAAAAGGACTAGCATCTATCAAATCTGGTGGTGATTACGTTATCAGAAGTAACAATAAGGTTGCTAACCCAACAAACCCGTCCCAAACTTTATCTAGAGGTAGTAAGGTTAGCGTAAGGACAAAATCTGACGTTATCACAAAATCCAGTACGTCTCCAACGACCTACAAAAGCGCCACGATTGACGTGCCTAAGAGTAAGTTTGTACCTGGAGACATGCAAAAAAGTGTGAAGGACCGGCCTACAACAATGGCGTTGGGTAAGCAATTGAGAGAGGATCCTAAGAAAACGGCAACAAGAATGGATGCTCAGTCAAAAGGTAAAATTTCTTACGCTGGCGGTGGGAAAGAAGAGTATTCTGGCCGGATTCAAAAATCTTACGAGCCCAGAAAGATAAACGTGCCGGTGCCCGGTAAAATGTCCACATCAAAAGAAACGGTAATTACCCCTGTAACAACTGTAAAATCCCCTCAAACTGGGAATTCAAAAGGAGTTTCATTTGCCGTCCGTAGAGTCGCTGGCGTGAACAACCAAGGCAAGGGCCAAAACTACAAGCGTTTGGATATCGGAGTGGGTAAAAAGACTATCAAACTGGCAAAGTGGAAAACTCCTACTAGGAATACTCAGTAGTAAACCCTCACACAGACGTAGTATTCTTCATCCTTTTTGAATATCCCTACACAGGTTTTCCCTTTGGACATTAGCCCCTTACGGTGTGGTGGAGACATCATCAACATCTTCAGGTTACCTTTAAGGCTATTGTCATGGCAGATCATTTCACGTACCCTCGGTTCATTTCCGTGATGGTTGTATTGCTTAACAAGCGTTGCTGCGTACTTGTCAAGAATTAGCTGTCTATCTTCCTTATATTCAAGTCTCCTCCTAAACCTCTTGGCCCTCTCTTTATTGACCAATTCAGCAAAATACTTGCAACTATCCATTGATAATGATTGAGCATTAGATTCAATTGTTATTGCTAAAATTATTAGTGTCAGTGCAACTTTAAAATGGATCATCATTATTTAGTTTTTGAGTTGGGTCCTTGTAGTGACTTGTAGCGTACTCTTGTCTTTTGACAGTTGGAACATACTCTGTTTCCCATGGTGCAAACTTGGTGAGTTTGCCTATAAACTTAACCTTCACTGTCCCTGTTGAACCATTACGGTGCTTCTCCGCAATAACTTCACATAGCCCATGAGTCGGAAATCCGTCCTGATCTTCCGTGATTTTGTAATACTCCGGTCTGTAAAGAAATAGAACTACGTCTGCATCTTGTTCAATGCTACCAGATTCTCTTAGATCGCTCAGTTGTGGCTTTTTCAATCCCCCTCTGGTTTCAACGGCTCTGCTCAACTGGGCTAGTGCCACGATAGGTATGTCCAATTCTTTAGCTATACCTTTCAGCGTCCTTGTAATCACTCCTATCTCCTGATCTCTGTTCATCGTCTTGCCTCCTTCATTAATTCCTTTGATCAGTTGCAGGTAGTCAACGATAATGAATTGAATCTTGTGCTTCGTTTTCATTCTCATGGCTCTGGCACGAAGTTCTAAAATCGTCATGAACGGAGTGTCATCAATAAATATTGGAAGGTTTGAAAGTTTGCCTACGGCATCCATATACCTGGATACCTCATAACTATCAAGTAATCCTTTTTTAACTCTGTCGGAGTCAATTTCAGATTCGGATATAGCCAGTCTTTCTACTAGCTGTTCATTGGACATCTCCAAACTAAATATCCCAACGGGTATGCCTTTCTCTGCAATATTTTTCCCAGCCTGCATTGCAAAAGAAGTCTTACCCATGCCCGGGCGGGCTGCAAGTATTATCAGGTCGGTCTTATTAAATCCGTTCAGCAAAGAATCAAGCACCGAAAATCCTGAATCTAACCCTGTATGTTTGCCCGATTGTCTGGCCTCTATCGTTTTAATTACTTTAAGACCTATCTCTACCATGCTCTGCTCTGCCCTAGAGCCAATGGCATCATCATAAATCTCTTGAATTTCCAGATTGCTTTTCTCTATCAGACTGAAAACATCTGTGGTGTCTTCATACGCTTCTTGATGGATCTCTGAGGCCATTCTGATGAGTGACCTCTTCATTCCGGCCTCTACCAAAAGTCTGGCATGGAATTCAATATTTGCTGCTGAACTAACTCTGGAGGTCAATTCAGCGATGTAATAGGCTCCTCCAATGATCTCTAACTTGCCATTTGACCTGATGTGTCCTATCAGGGTGAGCATATCAATACTCTCTCCTGCAGCGAACATTTCGATGATGGCCCTGTAAATCTCCTGATGTGCTTCTGAGTAGAAGTGATTGACTCTTAAAATGCTGGCAACTTCAATAATGGCCTTTTTTTCAAGGATTATTGCCCCTAAAACTGCTGCTTCTATGTCAAGTTCTTGCGGAGGCAGTTTCCCAAGGTTTTGAGAAATATCCTTACTTACTTTTGGTTGTTTTGGCCTCATTGTGGTATTCTGTAAACTGGTTTATCTTCTCCCTTTGGTTTTGGCACATAGGGATCTCCCTTGTCCTGCTCTGCCTTTTCCACGTAACTCGTAAACTTTTCGCTTAGAAGCGTCTCTGGCTCGAAGAATCTGAATGTCTCTGTTCCGAACCACTCTTTTGCCTTGTACCTGAAAGCAAACTGACAAGCCTTCTCAAAATTTCGCCCAGGCCACAGTTTGTCAAATTCTTTTTTCCTGTTGGTAATCAGCTTGGTTCTTTTGTTGGTGATCTTGTACGGACGGATCTCTGCCCCCAAGTATTCAGATTTGATTTCACGAATTATTTCAAGTATCGACTTTTCAAATTCATTTTTAGGAACATCGTCAACGCTAGTTGACAATACTTTAGTACTTTCCTTTACTTTACTTTCCTTTACTTTACTTTCCGGTATTTCTGTCACAGAAACTCCGTTAGATTCGGAATTACTGCTTACAAATTTACCGTTCATACGGAGTTGTTTCTTCGATAACTCCTTTGCTCTACCTCTTTTCTGATACACCGCAATAAGTCTTTCATCTAGTGATTCTGAGTTAATAAAGCCGTTTTTATTGAATAGCATTTCCAGCCTGATACAGTAATCCACGACACTCCGTATTTCTGTCACAGGAACACCGAAGTCACCGGACATTAATTCAAATTCTAGGTCTGTATATGGGAAAACATTGCCATCAGACCCGGTTAAATACTCTAGGATCATGGACCATATAGCGTATCCTGACACGCCAAAGGTTGATCGCAATGCTTTAACCTTTTTGTGATTTCTCATGTCGGCATCATGAGAGAAGTAATCGCAGTTATTTTTAGGGGGTCTGCTCATAAAAAAACAACCCCCAACAATTCGTGGCGGATCACCTGAACCGGAAGGCCCAATTGAAACGAACTGAAGGGGTGTGTTTTTCTTAATGTCATTTAGTAATCCGCACTGTAAAAGTAATTAAAAACTCAACATATCAAAACAACTAGGAAACAGAAATAACAGAACAGTCAAAACCAATTGCTTTAAAGGATTCCACTTCTTTGTCAAAAAGAGAGTCCCTATCAGTTCTTGTAAGGTGAAATAACTCATCGCTATACAAGAAGAAATCTACCTGGGTAGACTTGGGATCTAGCCCAATGTTTACGGTGAACTCTCTCTTTGGGTATCCTTTGTAGATAGGAATGGAAAGAACGAAGGAATTTACCAGATCAATTTCTCCAACCTTTCTTTCTAGCATGGATAGTGAATTGCCAGTATTGTCGTTATGTTGCTTAATGACAAGTTCCACCCCTACGTTCCATTTCTGAAGGCTGGCTATTAATTTGGACTGCACTGAAGGTTCGCTAAAGAAATACTTACGCTCACGCACGAATTTTAAGAACTCTGCAACGGTCCATCGCTTATCAGAGTTGATTGCCCAGGCAGCAAGGTCTTCACTTGGCCACT